CAAGGGGATTCTCTTCTTGGATGAGCTACCACAATCACCCATAAGTAATCAGAATATTGCTGCCCAGTTAGTTAACGAAGGGCGTATAGGTGAGCATAAATTGCCAGAGGGTTGGACTGTGGTATGTGCAGGTAACCCAATGGCAGCAAGAGCAGGCACTAATGCAATGCCTAGTCACCTGAAGGATAGATTAACCCACTTTGATATTGAACCAGATACGGAGGCATTCTTAGATTATGCTTTCAAGAAGGGATTCACTCCCGAGGTTACAGGATTTCTATTACATAGACCTGAATACCTATCTATGTTTGATGCCAATGTGAATGTATCTCCCTCACCACGTTCTTGGGAAAGAGCTAATACAATTGTAGGTCTAGGTCTACCAGCAGACTTAGAGCTACCTACATTAGCAGGTCAAGTTGGCAATGCTGCCAGTGCTGACTTCCTTGGATTCATTAAGATTATGAGAGAGTTGCCAGACCCTATCAAGTCTTTAGCTGATCCACTGAATGCTACTATCCCCGAGAAGCCTCAGATCCTGTATGCTTTCTGTTCTGCTGTAGCTGCCTACGTTACTGAAGGTTCAGCTAAGAACTTCACCACCTTAATAGACCGTATAGAGAAGAAAGAATTCTCCGCTATGGCTGTCCGTACTGCTATCAAGCGTAAGCCTGAGTTGGTACGCGCTAAAGCTATTAGTGAATGGCTGTTAACTACAGGTAAAGACCTACTACTATAGGGAAACCCTATGGATACTCTAGAAAACCTAATGGAGGTGTCGAAACATTCGATGCCTTCAGAAAGTTCTATCCGCAATACCATTAAACTGCACAATCTATGGAATGAGAGAAGGGGCTATTACAGTAAGCATAACGCCAACTCAAGTAATAAATTATCCCCTGATAAATTCATAAATAAGTTTGAAGAGATATTAATTCTACACAGATTAGGTGTAAATATTACTGATATCATAGATCAACTTAAACTAAAGGAGGATTAATAAAATGTCCTATATGAAAGATCTGTTAACCGACAATGAAGAAGATCACTATGCAGACTTTATGTCAAGTATGGCAATACGTAAGCAAGTGCAAGATCATATAGCTAGATTGCCTGAGGATATGAAGCAGACTGTTAGAGATAAGCGTGATGTACTCTATAAAATGGGAGTGCCTTGGAGAGGTATTAGACTGGCTATCCTAGGAGATGCTTATGGAAGCAAGAATTAGCATAACTTTAACCCCTAGAGGTACTGTAGCTAAGAGCAAGGTAAAACGTATGCTGATCAAAGCTGTTCAGTCTAAGATGCGTTTAACTAAGCAATATGAGGATGGTCGATCTAGTTTCTGGTGGATGTCTATAATTAGACCCTGCCCTACAGGTACTAACTTCGAACACCACTACATTACCAAATGGAATGCACGTAATGATCACAACGCTATTATGAGTGGTGATGAAGATGAGTTACGTATTCAATTTACTACACCCGGTGATGCTGTTGCTCTGTTATTATATGCAGAGCAAGTAGCCTTCACTGTAACAGGTACATTGTTAGATGTATGGGGTACGCCTTATACATGGTGTAGTAATGATGGATGGTTATTACTTAAGGAGAACGATGATGGAAGCAAAACTAAAGGTAAGCCGAGCGCTTACGAAGCTAGCGTGTGAAGATCCTTTCTTCGGGTCATGTGCCCTTAGATTGGATGTAAGGCCTGAACCACGTATACCTACCGCTTGTACAGATGGTAAGTCTATACTCTGGTCACCTGACTTCATAGATAGTTGCTCCGAAGCGGAGACAGTAGGCCTCGTATGCCATGAGATACTGCATGTATTGTTTATGCATTGCACACCTCTTGGTGATAGGAACAAAACATTAGCTAATATAGCTATGGACTTTGTTATCAACGAGGTAGTACAGAATGAGTGCAACTACCAACTACCTAAAGAAGGGATAGTACCAGAGAAACGGTTCAAGAATATGACTTGGCAACAGGTCTATGCTATCATTGAGCAAGAGGAGAAGTACCGGGATATGGCTGCTGATCCTACTATTGGTGATCTATTTGACCACATCGATGAGAACGGTGATCTATCAGATGCTGAGAAGGCAGACTTAAAAGCAGACATTGAACAAATGGCTACTCAAGCTGCTGAAGAGGCTGCTAAGAAGCAAGGTACAATCCCCGGTCAACTACAGGAGCTTGTAGATAAGATACGAGCGCCCAAGGTAGATTGGAAGGAGGTCTTGGAAAATACCTTGCGCGGTAATAACCCTGATGATCAAACATGGGCTAGACCTAACCGTAAAATGTTAAGTGCTTATGACATATACATGCCTTCACCACAATATCATGGTATGGGCAATATAGTTGTAGGTCTTGATACATCTGGTTCAGTATCAAGTAGAGAGTTAGAGGCCTTCTTATCTGAGCTAAACAGTATTAGTGAGTCCACTGCCTTTGAGACTATTACTATCCTGTATAATGACTCAGGTGTTAGTAGTGCTAAGACATTCGTACCCGGTGATAATATCACTGAGTTGCATGTCACTGGTAGGGGTGGTACTTGCTTCAAGCCTGTATTCGAGTATGTAGAGAAGGAAGATCTAGAGATAGATCAGATGATTTACTTCTCTGATATGGAGGTAAGTTCTTATAATTTCCCAGATCAGGCACCATACTACCCCGTTCTATGGTGCTCAACGGGTGCTCAACAGGCACCCTTCGGTAAAGTACTTGACTTAAGAGGAATTTAACATGAGAAGCGAAAAGAGTAGACTTGATAAGAAAGATATAGATGATGCCATTGTTAGGATGGTCGGATATCGTGAAGATATTGATGCCACAATGCGCCTCTATCAAATAAAACCATTCGATATAGCACAGGTAGACCCTAGTGAGTATCGCTGGAATAGTTACAATGGAGAAATTAAATCAAGTGATCCCATACCTATCCCTGAGTCCTTGCTAAGACGTGCTTATGCTCTGATCATGTCTAGATTGGCTGATTTAAAGGATGCTAGGAGAATTGTAAGATTAATGCCTGATGGTACTGAGAAGGCTGGAGGTTTGAGTAAGTTAAAGGAGTCAGCCACCAAAGTTGCTGGTATCTTGACGCAGCATGATAACCCTAAGGTACATCTGAGTGGAGGCTTACATGATTTAGAGGTAAGCTCTTCAGGTAATCTTATGCGTTATGATCACTATAGCATAAAGATATCACCCTCATGGATGCGTAAGGTAGCTCGTAAGAACCTTAGTATTCAGGATATCGCAGGAAGAGAAGCTATGGTGCTTGATGCAGAGCAGCTACCCGACACGCCAGAAGGTTATGAGGCTTATGCAACCAAGGTAGTTACTGTACGCAGGCCTATCGCTAGGACGAATCAGGTGGAAGTAGCTATGAAGTGGGAAGAAGAGAATATACCGGGGCAAGGAACCCTAGTTCGTCACTATGACTTTAAGCACCCTGCTTTCTTAATTTACGAAAATCGGTATGTTGTCCGTACTATGACCACTGATGGTTGGAAGTCATGTACAGGTACGACCGTCAACTGGGCTGCTTCGACCTTGAAACGTCGGATGAAAACTATCATGCTAAGGAAAATGAGCGTGTAACCATAGCCCCCTTAAAGAGAAGGGTTTAATTGGAGTAAATTATTATGAAAGATGATTATATAGACAAGTTTGATCCTACATTCCCTGACGATCATGCAGCGAGTCTTAGAGAAACTGCTATTAATCCGAGTCACTATAAAGAGATAGTGCCGGGCTTTGAGTACTTCGATATCATGGACCATGTATTGAAAGGATGGAATGGATCTCAAGCAGCTGCTTTGGCTAATGCTTATAAGTATCTGCTTAGGTTAGGTAAAAAGGATGAGGTATTACAGGACTTAGGTAAGTCATTGTGGTATCTAGAACGTCTTAAGAAGGATCTTGAGAACAATGGTAAAAGGTGATTCTACCTAGAGAATTCTCTCTAAAAGAATAGATCGTAGTAAAATTAATCAATAAGGAATATCATTATGAACGCAAAAGCAAAGAAAGCCACCCAAGTAGCAGTAGTACGTGATGTAGAGTTTCACTATCCACATCTAGCAACTGCCCATGCCCCATTCGGGTCTGATATTTGGGATGTGCAGTTACGTACTAATGATCAAGATACTGCTAAACGGTTGACTGATCTAGGTGTAGGTATTAAGAAACATGACAAGGAGGGTTACTTCTTCGGTAATGTTAAACGTCCAACAACCAACAAGGCTGGTGATGTTAACAAAGCTCCTGAAGTACTAGATGCTGCTAAGTCTAAGACAGCTATCGATCCCCGTACTATCGGTCATGGCTCTAAAGGGCATGTTAAAGTGTTCTCTTACGAGTATGACTTTAACGGTAAGCAAGGGACTGGTGTACAGCTATTGGCCATTCAAATCACTGATCTAGTGAAGTATGAGCCAAAGTCTGGTGGTGATGACTTCGGTGTTGAAGGTGATGCAGTAGAAGCTGAAGAGTTTTAACCTATGGGGGTCAGAGATGGCCCCTAATTTTAATGAGAGGAATTAATTATGTCAAGTAAAACTAAAGGAACACAACAACCTTGGGAATGTGAGCATTGCGGTAAAGTAGGTAAAAACCGTGCTAACTATCGCAGAGACCATGGCAATCGATGCCCTGTTTATCTTACTAAAAAAACTAAGATTGATCGTATCACTGGAGTTGCAGCGGGTGTAGTCGCCATTGTTATCTTGCAGGAGTTGTCTAAATGGGTGATGTAGAATTACTATCAACTAAGGTAATTGATCTAGTAAAGCTATACACCCGAGGACATTATGCTGCTAAGGATGTCGTAGATATGCTAGAGCAAGTACTTATCGAAGACGGGTACATCACCCCGGAGGAGCCTAGTTTAAATGGCTCTGAAGAAGGTCAAGATATATAGGAGTTAATATGAAGAATATAATTGTAGACATTGAAACCGATGGGTTATTAACGGAATTAACCTCGATTTGGTGTATAGCAATCAAAGAAGTAGGCGGTGGTACATTATCATTCTCGGACTATGACGATAGTCTACCTGATAATGCTGCCGCTATACCTTACATGGAAGCTGCTGATCGTATTATAGGTCACAACTTCATAAGGTTTGATGGGCCTGCCATTGCCAAGGTACTAGGTTATGATGTACCTCATGAGAAAGTCTATGACACGTTGATTATGTCTAGGCTGAATCAGTTCAATAGAATAGGTAAACATAGCATGAAGTCTTGGGGTGAGAACCTTAGTTTCCCCAAGGGTGCGTATGAAGACTGGTCTAAGTATACACCCGAAATGATGGCGTATTGTATTCAAGATGTAACGGTTAACGAAGCTATCTATGAAAGAGTAGTAAGGGAGGCTGCTATCATACTGGAGAGAACTGCTGGTAAGTACCAACAGGCTATTGATATTGAACATAGGATGTCACATTACACATCCATGCAATGTATTAATGGTTGGCAGTTCGATCAAGAAGGTAAGATTGCTCTAATGGATTTAATTCAGGAAGAGCTAACCACTATTGAAGAGACCGTAGAACCCCTACTTGGTTCAATCACAATAATGATTGATAAAGAACCCAAGACACCTAAATATAAGAAAAACGGGGAATACACTTCAGTATCTGCTAGGGTCTTGGGGGAATTTCTGGGAGTCTATGTAGATCCTTCAGATGCCCTCAAAGTACCCCCGCCAATGGAGGCTGGTACTCAATTCCAACGTAGTGTACTAACACCTGCACGTATAGGTAATCAGGATCACTTGAAAGACTACCTAGAACGTAATGGTGTTGTATGGGATGATTGGAACTTTAAAAGAGTCGATGGCTCATTTGTAAAGACCTCACCTAAACTAACCACCACTGCTCTAACTCGAATAGGGCCAATTGGTGTTATGATAGATAGATTCTTTACACTAAGGGCAAGACAGGCTGTTCTTAAAGGTTGGGAGAAAATGTATTGGGATGGACGACTACATGGTGATGTAATTGATATAGGTGCTGCAACAGGTAGGCAAACCCATATTGGTATAGCTAATATACCTTCACCTAAAGCCGCTTATGGTTCACAAATCCGTAAGCTATTCCAAGTACCTGAGGGTAAGACTATTATATCAGCAGACGGTGCAGCTTATCAAGCTCGTATCATGGCTCATTTCTCTAAGGATAAAGAGTTTATCAATGAAATAATGAGTGGTGATATACACCAGAAAAATGCTGATGCTATAGGTTGTACTCGTAACCAAGCTAAACCTTTCTTCTTTGCATGGGCCTTTGGTGCTGGTGGACGTAAGTTAGCCAGAATACTAGAGATACCTGAGGCAGCGGGTAATAAAGCTAAGAATAAGTTTCTTAACCGTTGGCCTGCCCTACGTGAGTTAACTCAGAAATCACAAGTTGCTGCACAGAGAGGATATTTAATGGGTGTTGATGGTCGAAAGATTATCGTAGAAGAGAGTTATAAGGCCTTCTGTTATCTTATTCAGGGTACAGAGGCTATTATCTTTAAACATACCATCGTAGACATCAATGAAGCATTTGAAGCTGCTGACATAGAGTTCTTACAGCTACTTGCATATCACGATGAGTGTAGTTGGGAAATAAATCCTAAAGATAAAGAGGCAGCTGAAGTTATTATCCGTCATTGCTTTGCAGAAACACCTAAGAAGTTCGGTATTACCCTCATGTGTGCGGGTGATGTTAAATGTGGAAATGATTACTTGGAGGTTCACTAATGTTAGTAGCTATAGTATTGGTATGGGCAGTATGGGTTTATGCAGTTGTGATCAATAGCACATGGGGTGATAAATAATGAAATATTATTATGATGCTGATTCATTAGTATATGTAGCTTCTTGGGGTGATAAGACACTCGAAGAAGCATTAGAAAAGTTAGATCACTCTATAGAGGCAGTCCTAGCAAGTCTATGGGCACATATAGATGATGTAGTATTTGTAGTTAAGGGTAAGGGTAACTTTAGGCATGATCTCTATGATGGTTATAAATCTCATCGTAAGTCTGAGGAAGACCCTGAAAAGAAGGCTATCATGGACGCTGTGTATGCTCGATTAGTGGGGCATTACAAGGCTATCCAATCTGACGGTGAAGAAGCTGATGATGTGGTGGCCTACCTAGCGATAGAGAATGGAGGTACAATAATTAGCCCTGATAAAGATCTACGTACTGTAGCAGTACCTATCTACAACCCTCAGAAGGATGAGCACTATCCTGCTGATGCTGATGCGGCTGATATGATGCTACATGTGCAAATGATCATGGGTGATAGTACAGACGGTATTCCGGGTATCAAAGGTGTTGGTATCAAAGGTGCTGAGAAGTTACTGTTGTTATCCCCTATGGGTAAGCGTTTGGATATAGTGAAGCAAGCCTACCGTGACCTTCATAAAGGCACAGACTATATGAGTTATTGTCAACTTATGACTGATCTTATCTATATACGTCAAAGACCTAATGAAAGGTATAACATACGTACAGGTGAGAAGGAGATTCTAAATGCCTAATTACAGTAGGGAATTATGGGAACTACATATGGATTGTTCCGTAAAACCTCTGTCAATCAATGCTGCTTATACTCTGAAGCGCAAGAAGAGTGCCAAGTATAAGAGATTTGAAGAGTTGATGGCATTGGAATTATTTGGATATGAAATACCTAGAGGGAAGGATGTTAAAGCCATGAGGTTCAAGCTTGATATCCATTGGGGCTTTGCTACGTCACTTAGTGATGTGGATAATCCTATTAAAACTCTGTTAGATGTCCTACAAAGATGGTTCGGGTTTGATGATAAGCAGATTATGCATATCGCAGCCAGCAAAACTGTAGTAGGTAAGGGGAAGGAGTTCATCAACTTTACACTAACAGAAATTCAATTCACAGAAGATAAGGGAGTACGTCATGGGAAGCGGTCAATTTCAAAAGCATAGCAGTTGTGCAAAATGTGACAGTTCAGACGCAGTGGCAGTGTACTTGGAGGATGATGGCAGGTTATCTGGGTACTGCTTTAGCTGCTCCACTAATTATTATAATTATGAAGAAGGTGAGAAGCCTAAGGAGTCTTATGTGCAAGTAGAACCAGAAGCAGTCATACCTGTCAGTGGGTTACCCTATGGTACCGCTGCTAAACGAAAGATAAGTAAGAAGATAGCCGAGATGTTTGGGGTCAGAAGTTCCTATGATTCTAATGGTCAAGTAGATATAGTCTACTACCCCTATCATAAGGATAGAGAGGAATTAGGTTCCAAGGTAAGGAACATGCCTAAGACCTTTAGGTTCCAAGGTGATATGTGTGATCAGCTCTTCGGTCAACAAAACTTCCCTGCTGGTGGTAAGCGTTTAGTTATCACTGAAGGTGAAGAAGATACCCTAGCCATAGCTGAATCCTATGAACAGAAAGGTGTGGTTTATCCTGTAGTATCATTAGCTTCTGCTAGTAATATGAAAGCACCCCTAGCTCAACGAGAGTGGCTAAGGTCATTTGATGAAATATATCTATGGATGGATGCGGATAAAGCTGGCGAGGAAGCGATCTTAAAGTTAGCTAAGATATGTGGCTATGATAAGGTTAAGATAGTTAAGGGTAAAGAGAAAGATGCCTCTGATGAGTATACTAAGCATGGGTATATGGAAGTCAATAGAGCTATCTGGAATGCTCAACCCTACAACCCCGCTGGCATAATGTCAGGTGAATCTATATGGGAAGCCTATCGTGATAAGAAGGAAATCCCCACTATACCCTATCCACCTTGTTTAGCTGTTGTACAAGATAAGCTGAAAGGTATTAGGCAGGGTGAGATCACCTTATTTACCTCAGGTACTTCTATCGGTAAGAGTAGTATCATCAAAGAGACTGTACTACACATACTAGCTACAACTGAAGAGAAAGTTGGTATGATATCGTTAGAAGAGTCGGTAGGTTACACTGCTGGTAAGTTTATTGGTATGCACCTGAAAAAAGATATGTCTATGGGGGATACTACAAGGGAGGAAGAAAGAAAAGCCTTCGATGAAGTATTTGGAGACGGGAGACTGATATTACTGGACCACCAAGGCGCTGTATCAGATGGTAGTCTAGTAGACAAGATAGAATACTTAGCACTCATGGGTTGTAAGTATCTTATTCTTGACCACTTAACTATCGCAGTAAGTGAGGGTGTAGAGAAGCTGACAGGTAATGAGGCTACTGACAAGATGATGAATGAATTGTTACGTATCTGTAATAAGCATCATGTATGGATAGGTCTGATTAGCCACCTACGTAAAACAGGGTTACAAGGGAAGTCATTTGAGGAGGGTAAGAT